TAGAAGGTATACTGTTATCCGCATGGTATGCCATGATATACGCCACATTTTCAAAAATTTCCAGATCATCAATCTGAAATTCTGCACCATCTTTCTGTGTTCCAACATACGATTTTTCCAGTTTGCTCAAATCTTTAAAGATATCTCTTTTAAATTTTGCCCTGTATAATCGGGGAATTGTCGCCGAAGAACGAAAAGGAATCTTTTTTCCACAGATTTCTATTTCTCTTTTAATCATGCCATTCCGCCTCCTTCTTCCGTTGGTGTGTACACCGTTTTATACCATTCTTTATAGGTTGTCTCATCCGTAGTATCTCCTGTTCGTGCTTTCACCAAACCGTCAGACCGTGGATCTGCCGTAATAGACAAAGTTTCCGTTCCCGGTTCAATTGTATCTTCTTTTGTTTCAGATTCAATAGACGGTCGTGAAGCACTGCAATTATAAAGGACGTGCCTGATTGCATTAATATCCCCATCAAATTCAAATAACAGGGCAAATTTTACACTTTCTGCAACGGAACTATTCTCTACCAACACTCCCTTTGCATCCAGCTTTTCTTGTAAAATTTCTGTTCTAAACCATTCTGGAATCAGCGCCATTTCTAAATCTCCGCTATAACCATTGTTTGTCACAGAACGGAAATATACGATTCCATCTGCATAAAACGGACTGGATTCTCCTTCTGCGTCCAGACTGATACTGACAGCTCCCGGAATAGCCTTTGGTACACCATATTCAAATTTTGTACTTCCCCCTTCTTCCTTTTCTGTCAGCTTTGCCGCATGAACATTTTTCAAATTAAACTTTACTTTATTTCCCATTGCTATACCTCCAATTCGTACAACACTTCATACAATTTTTCTGATTTGATATATGTTTCTGTTTTGTTATAGAAAATCCCCTGTGCATCCAAAATCTTCTCCAATTTTTCTTCAAGTGCAAGATCTTTTTTATCTGTGTATAGTTCCACATCTAATTGCTTTACTTTAAAATACACCATTCCATCTGCGGAGAAATTATGACTACCCGGAGTCAAATAAATTAAAAATGGCGGTTCTGGAGATTCTCCTTCTGCAAAGTGATGATATGCAATAGGAATTCCAAGACCACCTAATAACTTCATAATATTTTTTAATTCCATCATTTCAATCCTTTCACAATCTTATCTTCAAGCTGTGATATGGCATAGGATTCCGCTGGTGTAATATGCACTTTTGCTTCTACCCTGCCCCCTCCTCGCTTTGCATGGCCTTTCTCCAATAAATGAGTTAGTCCGGGTTTGCTGCGATTATAAACGACAACCTCTGTTTTACTTGCAGAATCTTTCATCTTTTTCGCAGTCCACCCTTTCTTGTACCCACCACTATCTGTGGGGGAAGCAGATTGTACCATTTTCTTTGTTTCTTCAGAAACTGTATTGACCGCCTGCTTTACAACATCATCTGTCACTTCTTTGTACTCTTTCAAAGCATTCATGATCTCTGATGCCAATTGATTAGATGTCACCCGTCTGCTCATTCTTTCCACCTCGTATCTCCCGAACTGCTGTCAGTTTTAATTTTTTATGCGTAAACTGCACATCATCCACACAAATGATATTATAAACCTCATTTTCAAACAAAACCCGATATTGTTTTTTATTGATTTCTCTCAATTTTTCACACCAGCGTAATATAAACACCAATGTATCTTCCGATAGCGTTTCTATATCCGTAACATTTTCTTTTCCAGACGCAAGATTTACATAAGCAAAACATGAATAAAATTTCTCCCACTGGGACTGATGGTTTCCGATTTCGTCTGTGTGTAATATATGCTTTTGAAGAATAATCCGTTGTCGCATTGAACCGATATCCATCAGAACACCTCCTCACGATTGGAAGAAAGAATATTTTTCAATGTAGGAATCATTTTTTCTGTTTCTTCATTCGTGCCACGGTTTTCAAACATCACACCCACCGCATATAATACAGCAGTTTTTACGGCAGCATCCTCCGGCAGAATATCACGCCGTATAATATCTCTACACAGTATTTCGGAAGAATCGATCAGCGTTTGAATCAGGGTGTCTTCATCCTCATATTCCACCTTCAAATATTCTTTCGCTTCTTCTAGTGTAATCAGCATGCAGACACCCCTCCTTCTTATCTCGTTTCTTTCAGTTTCATCGTTTTTACTGCTTCAGGAAGAATTAATTTTCCGTCTACCCTCTGGCTTGCAAGAAAACCAACCTGCCCGGTTGCCGCAAATAACTCATTCAGGCGTTTAAAGGAACGTCCCTGCCTGTCCGCAATCCAGTAATAGGAAAAATCTCCAAATGCCATGATCTTCTGTCCGGCTGCAATTTCCGGTACAAATGAAGACGTAAAATATGGGCGGTTCAAAATCATGTCCGGCACTCCCGCCTGCACGGACGGTTGCCAAATATAATTCCCGTTCCCATCTTTTAATTTACGTAACGCTTTTACGGTGCTGTCATTGAGCATCCATACCGCTTTTTTACGATATGGGGATCGCAGAGAATAAAATAAATCCATAACATCGTCAAACGTAATGCTTGCGCCTGCGGTCGTGACTCCATCAGAAGCTCCGCCTGTAGCATTAAAGATTCCTGTCGGTTTTCCCTTGCCATCTCCAGTAAAAAATGCTTCTTCTTCCTTCGTTCCGATTCTTCGTCCGAATTCTTTAGAAATATAGGCTTCCAAATTAAACACGTTATCGTTTAACAACTCATCCGAAACTTTAATCATGGTCGCAACCTTATATGCACTAATGGAAATCTGTCCAAAGCTGTCATCAGATTCTGGATATGCCGCTTCTTCATCAATCCACTTTGCTTCTCCTTTGGATGCCACGATAGGAATTTTACGATCTCCGCTGGAGGTCTGAATCACGGTTGCCAGACTTCGGAAAAAGTTTTCTTCTTCCAACGCTTCCACCAGAGTTCTTTCATATTCATCGGGAACCAAATAGCCTCCTTCTGAATCTGTTCCAACCTGAAGAGCATTCTGAATATCAAGATAATTTTTCTTTCTCATCGCATTCCAAAATGCAGTTTTATAAGCCGCTGAGGCTCTTCCTGTTTTTTCTTCTCCTCCATTGCCTTTCCCCGGCTGATTTGTGATTGGATGACTAGTAGGCTTATTCAGTTCTGCATCAATAGCTGCCTGTCTTTCTAAACGCTCGATCTCTTTTCCAAGATTAACCACATCCGCTTCCATACGGTCATAAGTGGCCGTATCTTCTGCTGAAAGCAACCCGTCCGTTCCTCGTTTAGATTCTAAAAATGCCTTTGCTGCCTCCCACGCTTTTGCTCTTTTCTCTCTTAATGCTAAAATCTGATTCATATTAAAAATCCTCCTCTTTTAATGTGCCAAGAGACTAAGTCTCTTTTCTAACTGTTCAATGGGTGTCTTTTTTTCTGGTTTGGGAATCAGTTTTGACATCAGCGAATTCGTCACCGCTTTTCGTGAAAACATCACTGCTTCCATTTCCAACTCTTTTTCTTCTTCCCCTTCTGGTTCCTCTTTAGAAAAAAGGAGCTTATCTGCAAAGCCAAGTTCTACAGCTTTCTTTGCATTGAACCAGCTTTCCGCATCCATCAAATGTGAAATCCTCGATCTTGATAGTCCCGTTTTAATTTCATAAGCATTCATAATGGATTCCTTTACTTCATCCAACATGTCGATTGCCTTTTTCATTTCTGAAGAATCACCGATAGCAATGGTCGCAGGATTATGAATCATCATCATCGCCACAGGAGACATCTGTACTTCCGTTCCCGCCATTGCAATCACGGATGCTGCTGAAGCAGCCAGCCCATCAATTTTCACAGTCACATTCCCTTTGTAGTCCATCAACATGTTATAAATCTGTGCTGCTGCGAATACATCTCCTCCCGGACTATTGATCCATACCGTGATATCTCCTTCTCCATCTTCTAATTCTTCTTTGAACATTTTGGGAGTCACTTCATCTCCGTACCATGTTTCATCGGAAATCTCTCCGTTTAGAAACAGGGTTCTGCTCTCATCATTTTCATTTCTTACCCAGTTCCAAAACTTCCGTTTCATCCTATCCCTCCTTTTACGACTGTGTTTTAAGCACACAAAAAGGACCACAACCAGATACTCTGTTTCTGATTATCGTCCTTAAAACACACTTTATTATTTTTGATATTTTCATCTAATTTTGGATTTATCCTCCACTTTCAAAAGAAAAAGCCTTCTATTTTTTGTTATATTCCGCTTGTTCTGCTTCAATTCTCCACTTTCATGGGATCTTCTGCTTTTTACTCTTGTCACCAAACAGTAGCATATTGTTCCACTACGCAACATAGTGTTGCTCAACTCCAGTTGAGCATAAATCTTTTAAACCTGTGGCATATTACCTCCTGCCTTTCCTGCAAAGGCTCCTGCATCTGCCAGCTTTGTCATGCTTCCGTTCACAAGATATAAATCTCCTCCGTCTTCTTCTGGAATTGGATTCTGATCTTCCATTTCCCGGATATCATTTGCTGACAGCCATCCATTCTGCCGGCCTACGGCGTACCCATTCATTCGGCTGGCATAGTCCCCTCGCAATAATCCATCCACATTTAGTTTTATAAAATACTCATTCTTTTCCTGTGGCAATAACAATGCTTTCTGCAAAGCCTGTTCCCACCTGACTACCCACGGATCTAATGTGTATTTCACAAACTCCAAAGACTGCTGCTCTATGTTAGAAAAACTGGATTTCTCCAAGTCCCCTACCATATGTGGAGGAATCCGATACATCCTTGCAATCTCATTGATTTGAAATTTCCTTGTCTCCAAAAACTGTGCCTCTTCCGGCGGAATCCCTATCTGCTGATATTTCATTCCTTCTTCCAGAACAGCCACTTTTCCTGCATTTCTTGAACCCCCATACACCTTATGCCAGCTATCCCTTACCTTTGCGGGATCTTTCAGAACGCCCGGATGTTCCAAAACACCACCCGGTGTTGCTCCATTTGCAAAAAACGATGCACCGTATTCTTCACAGGCAAGTGTCATCCCTACTGCATTTTTAGCCATAGCAATCGGAGAATATCCCACTAAACCATCAAATCCTAATCCCGGTATATGCAGCACATCTTCCCTGCGAAGATAGATCCGTCCATAATCCTTAAAATTGGGATTCTCTTCTGTGATCCGTGTGTAAATATAATAAAGTTCTCCATTTTCCGCACGGTCAACTTCCATTTTATCCGGCAGAAGCGGATACAATCCTAATACCTGCCCTCTTCCATCACGGATGATCTGCGCATAGGCATTTCCCCATATCAGTAAATGGCTCATCAAGACTTCCCGGAATACGAAAGATGTCATTTCTTCATTTGGTTCATCGTGAAGAATATGATAAAGCGGATGGTCAAATACTCTTTCTTTTCCTTTATCCGTATAACGATACAAGTGAAGGGGAAGAGAAGCTATTGCTTCTGCAAGAATTCTGACACAGGAATATACTGCTGTTGTCTGCATGGCGGTTCTTTCATTTACGGAAATACCGCTTGTGCTTCTTCCAAATAAAAAAGATACTCCTGAATTATAACTATTTGTCGGTTTGTCCCTTGCTCCCCTTAAACCAAATAATTCCCGTAATCCCATACTCTGCCTCCTGTTTTATCAAAATGAAATGATACCGCGCTCGTCATAAACACTTCCTGTTGTACCTTCATTACGAATCGCACGGTCAAGTGCCATAACGGTTGCAACTGCCCCATCTATTTTTTCTGTAGATTTTTCCTTATCCATCTTAATATTTCCTGCCGGATCTTGACGGACAAAAACATTATCCATCATCCATCTGAGAACCGGATGACCGCCATGTGCCAGTTTTTTCTCCAATGTCAGCTTCATTAATTCTTTCGTTGGCGGGCTCATATCTTTATATCCCTGCCCGAAAGGTACAACAGTAAACCCCATTCCTTCAAGATTTTGTACCATCTGAACTGCTCCCCAACGGTCAAATGCAATTTCCAAAATATGATATTTCATTCCCAAATCCTCGATGAATTTTTCAATGAAACCATAATGAATCACATTTCCTTCCGTCATCTGAAGCTGCCCCTGCTTTTCCCACACGTCATAAGGAACATGATCTCTCCTCACACGAAGTTGTAAATTTTCTTCTGGTATCCAAAAAAATGGCAGTATGCTATATTTTTCTTCCTCCGTTCTCGGCGGAAACACTAATACAAACGCTGTAATGTCCGAAGTACTGGAAAGGTCGAGTCCGGCGTAACATTCTCTTCCAAGCAGACTATCTTGATCCACTTCAAAGTCACATTCATCCCACCGATCCATAGGCATCCATCTGGTAGACTGTTTTACCCATTGATTCAATCGGAGCTGCCGAAAAATATTTTCTTCTGCTGGATTTTCTTTTGCACTCTGATAAGCATTCTGCACCTTTTCCAACGCAATCGTATGCCCCAAAGAAGGATTTGCCTTATACCAGCTTTCTTCGCTTCCCCAATCATCATCGTCCGCAATACCATAAATCACGGGATAAAAAGTCGGATCAATCTTTCTTCCCATAAGAATGTCTTCTGCTTTTTGGTGCTGTTCAAAGCAAATGGAATTGCGATCCGTTCCGGCAGTCGTAATCAAAAAATACAATGGCTGTGTTCTTGCATCACCCGAACCTTTTGTCATGACATCAAATAACTCTCGATTCGGCTGCGCATGAAGTTCATCAAAAATTACTGCGTGTACATTCAAGCCGTGCTTGGTATATGCTTCAGCAGAAAGTACCTGATAGAAACTGTTTGTCGGCTGATATACTAACCGCTTTACAGACATGATTGGCTTAATTCTTTTCTTCAGAGCTGGACATTGATCCACCATATCAACTGCCACGTCAAATACGATCGAAGCCTGCTGGCGATCAGAAGCACATCCATATACTTCAGCACCCCATTCTCCGTCACCACAGGTCATTAGCAAAGCCACCGCGGCAGCTAGTTCTGATTTTCCATTCTTCTTTGGAATCTCTACATATGCAGTATTATATTGACGATAGCCATTTTCTTTTACCGTTCCAAAAATATCACGGATGATTTTATCCTGCCACGGAAGCAACTCAAACGGGACACCTCTCCATTGCCCTTTCGTGTGTTTCAAACAATTAATAAAATTTACGGCATGATCCGCTTTTGTCTGATCATACACTATCCACCACCTCCCTTTATCAGCAGAAGTTCCATTGCATCGCTTTCTTTATCATCACCATTGTCCGTAACAATCCTGCTTCTTGCGGAAGGTGTCAGTCCAAACTGCTCACAGAATTTATTCATGATTTTCAGATAGGTCTGAGCAATGGACACCTGTGGAACCTGCTGCCAATAACCGGATGGAGTCTTTACGATTGTTCCATGCTGAGTAATAAATTCCTCCGCTTCTTTCCAACGTGCATACGCCTGACAGTATCCTGCAAAAGCAGCCATATCAATTTCTGTCAAAATCCCCAACTGCTCCATCTGTTTCGCCATCCGCTTCCATTCCTTCTTTGCCTCATCCTCCAGCCACGCAGGACATCTCGGCGCTTTCTTCACGGGTTTCGGCTCGTTTGTATTCAGACTTCTTTTCCCCGGATTACCTTCCAATACTTTTACTGCCGTAGGCTTAGGTTTTCTTCCTCTCTGTGCCATTGCTCTCACCTCCTTCCAAAACATCACTAAAAAAAGACCTCCGAAGAAGTCTTTTTTATCTCAGCACCTTTTGTTTTTACTTGAAAAGTTCATCGATTTTTACTTTTGCTGCTTTCACAGCATTGTAATCATAAAAATATGAATCTTCACTTGTAATTATTTTCCCATTGTCCGGCGGGGTAATAATAAAATCATATCCTGTAGTTTCACTATTCCAAGCGATTGTAATTTGATACCCTCTGTATGTTTCTCCCATAATAATTCTCCTGTTCTTTTTGTACACACATGTTACCTCTGACTCTTGTTTATATCCAGCAATATCCGTACCACACAATCTGCACAAATTTTCTTTAGACATCTTCTCCATCCGTACAAAAGTCCAATCCCATTTTTAACTCATTATATATCTTCATGTATCGGCTCTGTTCACTCCCTTCACTTCCCAAAATTGCCTGAAAGAAAAATTCTTCTGCTTTCTCCCTCGAATACCACTCCTCTGTCTTTCCATAACAAACAGTTCTGACTATGGGTATCTTTTTTACACAATCTTCCCCATAAATCACATTCAGTCCTGAGCCATTATCCCAATGCATAAGAAGGGATGCCGTGTCATCCACTCCGAGAACGGTCCCTGTCATGCCAACTGGCGGTGCCTGTTTATCATGCATTCTTACAAGTTCTACTCTGGTACCGACTGGATATTCTCTGCGAATATTCTCCACAATTTTTCTATTCGGAAATACCATGCTGCACCTCCTCGATTGAATTTTTCAAAGCCTGCTTCAGAACATCTTCCTCAAACCCAAACTTTTCATATGCCTGTTCCAAAGTCCGATAATATCCTGCACTTGGTACTCCTATTTTCCTTTGCTCATCCATAATATACACCATCGCACTTTTTATTTTCCCCTTGATTTGCACCTCCAGCATCTTCTTATAGTAAAAATTCGGATATCCTTCATAGTAGTCAAGTCTTCTTTCGTCCATTTGACCGATTTCCCAAACCAATACCGGAACGATGCTTCCCTCCTTTGGTTCTATCGTAGCATACGAACCTGTTCGTGAACCTTTGAATATTAACTCATACCCTTCCACGATTGCTGTTCCTACTAAAGTTGCAGTCGGGCATCGGAATGCCATCTGCTCCTCATCCATGTTACTGCCATAGGCAATATACAACTTCTTCATATTCGTTTCATCCTTTCTCCGTTGATAGTGAGGTCTCCCTCCTACCACCTCAAGACGGTCTCTCGACCGCCATTGGTGGGGCTGTGCCTATTCCCTTCAAGCAGCATGTCTCCATGCAGAATTTCCTTCCAAATGTTTCAGAAAATGAAGTCTGCATGTTTTGAATTCATCCCCGTTTAATCCCAACCGGAGCATCCAACACCGGAATGCGTATTTTTCATTATCTGTAACTGTTCTTCTGGCACTCGCTTTCTTTTGCGTCAATGCCTGATGGCTGACTGCAAGGCAGAATTGTATGTATGCTTTGATTTCCCCAGCATGCGTAGTGCTGTTAAACAAGCGGAACTCTACCGTTCCTTTTGTGAAAGTCGCATGAAGATTTAAACCGTGGTATCTGGTATCGTTGTAATGGTCTGTCCTTCTTCTATGACTCCCCTCATACCAGATGTCCTTTAATTCTTCCATTGTTTTGGGTTTTCTTTTATTAATTGTTTGAATCAACTGTTCATTTGTCTTTTTACACCATCGAAGCCTAGCCGGATCAATTTGTAAAGCTTTATATAAAATGTCCTCTTTGCTGGCGATGATATTTACCAGATTGCGTAAAGTCTGAGGTGTATATCTGCTTGCATCCACGTGGATATGAATGCCGCATTGGTCACTTGCAAATGCTCCCTTATGCCGAAGCTGACGAACAATTTCCTGCAAATCTTCCAAGTCTTCATATTCTAAAATCGGACTAACAATTTCACATTTATATTCTTCCGATGCAGGCTCTTTTCTACCATTCTTTTTTCGTTGTGCGATAATACTGGAATCAAATGTTGCTTTCCATGTTCTTCCTTTACGGTCTTTTACCCCATAAGTTTGATAATACGTCCCGATATAAAATTTCTCTGTTCCGAAATACTCTGCGATAACACCTGCCGCTTTTTTTCTGGTAATTCCCGTTAATTCAATTTCAATCCCGAACTTCTGTGTTTTCATTTCCCTACTGCCTCCTATGTGCTTTTCTTTTCGTAGTCTATATATCACTCTAAAAGCACATATTATCCAGTCATTTCAAACGATAATGTACACAAAAATTCGGAAAAGAAATTGTGTATTTTACAGAAAATTATTCCTGTGTTGCTTTCCGTTCAGCAGCTCTCTGCCGATTACGCTCTTTTGCGCGTTCCTTTTCTTCTTCCGTCCGAAAAGCTGTGTTCCCTTTCAGATTTTTCAAAAGAAGATCCCTTGTTTTCTTTCCACCCTTTCCTCCAAGTCCAAGACGGATCAGCCAGATGCGCATATAGTATTTTTCATTTGCCTCAATTGTCTCCGCAGAATTAATCCACTTCATCTCTTTTGCACGTTCCGCCATCATGCAAGTTAATTCCGCAAAAGAAATTGTACTTTCTGCTTCCATCGGAAATCCGTTAAAAACAATTTTGTCAGCCACAAACTCCAATCCAAAGCAATGTACTTTTTCTTCTTCAAAAATCTCCATTACCCTGTTCATATCCGCATCTTTTTCTTCTGATAATCTCTCAATCAGACTTTCACTCATGTGCAGCACTTCTGTACCGACAGCCCGCTTCAAAAGATACTGTTTACTATGAATCATAAAAATAAGATTTCGGATGCTCTCGGCGGTATGACCTTCTATTGGAATCTGTAAATTTAACTCTCCCTGATTATTTTCAATGAATCCCCTTCGCTGCAGTTCTTTCCGAAGAATTTCGTCATCTTCTATTTCAATGTTTCCGTCACGATCCACAATTGCACCCCCTATCTGGTATCCAAAACTCGGCGGTCCTAAATATTTTGAAGGTTCTCCCAATATTTCTGCCACCGCTTTTACCAGTTCTTTTCTGTTTTCACATATCGTTTCAATTCTCATGTATGCAGTCTCCTTTCTTTTTGGGTACTACATACATCACTCTAAACGCCCATAAAGTCAAGCATTTTAACCATCTTTCTGACTTTCTGGAAGACACATCGCCAATGCATACGCAACCGTCGCTGTTACGGCATTTCCCGCCTGCTTATACAACTGTGAATCAGAATTCACGGAAGCGGCACGCTCGTATAATTCATCTGGAAACCCCTGCAATCGAAAGCATTCTTTTGGTGTCAATCTCCGGATTCTTCCACATCTCATCAATGTCCCCATCTGGCATCCGGTATCTAATGTCTGTGAACATCCTTTTCCGACCCTTCCACGGCGAGTATCACTATTCGGATACGCAAGTACAATTCCATCTCCCAGATGCGCTTCTTCATATCCAGTTTTTGTTGCATTTTTCACTTTCACGGATTTAACGGGTTTCTCACAAAAATACACACCGTGGCGATCTTGGGAGGTCAGCGTAAACATTGGCTCTCCATCTTCTTTCATTCGTCTTCCATTCTGACGTTTTTCCATCCTCTCCGGTGTCAAAACAGGATGCACTTCCATAACCGCAGAATTCATTGCAGTATGATTTACCATTCCCGCTGTGTATCTTGCGGTCAGGCATCTTGCAGTATCCGTAATCTTCGGTGCAACTTTGCTTTGATCGATAAAATAAAGTCCTGTCTTCGCTCCCATTCCCCCTGCATTTCCAATCAATGTAGTAGAAACTCCTTGAGAATCATATACCCGGTATCCCTGCATTCCGCCTATAATCTGGTTAAGAGCTGCTTCGTTTTTTCCTCTGAGAGATAATATTTCTCGTCTACCTCTGCTTCTAAGATTTGCGATAATGAACACGCGCTCTCTGTTTTGCGGAACTCCGTAGTCTTTTGAGTTAAGCACCTGCCAGCGACAGTCATACCCTGCTTCTCCCATTTCAGACAGAACCGTGGCAAAATCGAATCCTGCATTAATTGATAACAGGTTCTTAACGTTTTCAACAAAAAGGTATGTGGGCTTATCACTTTCTTCTTTGCCTTTGAGGAGGTCAATAATGTTAAAATATATTCCACTTCTTTTTCCGACCAGTCCCCGCTGTTTTCCTGCGACTGAAATATCCTGACAGGGGAATCCAAAGCACCAGATGTCTGCTCTTGGCACATCGGATGGTTTAAGTTTTGTGACATCATCCGCTTTCCACTCTCCTTCCGTATCATACATTGCTTCATATGAAGCCCTTGCAAATTTATCATATTCACAATA